CAATCTACTGCAGATATTGCACTACCTGTATTAGGCGTAAATGTAGCAACGCCACCAACGCCATAACCGCCAGCTCCATACCCCCCAACGCCGTATCCAACAGTCGCGATAGCTGGTGATGGATTGATAAAATATTGATAACTTGCATACTTATTGTTTAAGTATCCACTTAACGCAAAAACATAACCTGATACAGATTGAGATCCCGTGGTAGAGCTTGCATATGAAACGCTATTTGATGTGTAAGAAGTAACAGTATATTCCCCATTATATCCGACAGGCGTTACTCCATATATAAGAACTGTGCTTCCAGGCTGAATGGCATATGTTCCACTAAATGATACAGTGGCAGTAGATCCATTGCCGCTTGTAGCAGTTGTTGGTGCAGACGTAGCAGCCGCAGAAGCAAATATTCTAAAATAATCTGGATCTGGAGGGTCTGCGGCGTAAACATTATACCCGCCTGAAAGAGTTATTGAACCAAGATTAAACGGAACAAGTATTGGGAATAAGTCTCCAGGGGCGTAATTATTCCCTGGCATATATACATTGACAAAAGCCTCGCCTGGATTGAAGGAAAACTCTGGCGATGTTCCACCATTAGTAACTGTAGCATTAGCTAAAACAGCATTTCCATTTATATCTGTAACAGAAACAGAATAATGATCTGTGTCTATTGATGTGCATGGATATTCGCCAAAGACTACAAGACCAGCAATTAATATTGGCACCTTTATAAAAACAACATCAAAACTACTAATATTTGATCCTGGATCATAAATTGTTACTACGTTTGATCCAGATGTCGTAGATGCGCTAATTAATGGTTGAGGATTAGATTGATACGTTCTTGGCGTAATAACTACAGGCTGCGCCGTTGAACTATTTAAACTATTATTAATGACAGAAAGAGCATCACCAGTTGTGCTTGATGCCTGATTGCCTATAGCTAAATGTGTTGTTGAGTTTACATCTTCCCACGCCCACAAAGCGCGTGTAATAGATGGGGCTGTCGCCGTAGCATTTGTGCCGACGCCAGGATATTTTGACCAGCCGCCAAGCTTCTGGACAAGACCTATACCCTGTTTATCGGGGACAAATCTGACAAGTTGAGAAGTAGAAATACCCGCCTCGTTAAGGGCGAGAGTTCTGTTTTCATCGACGCCTGGTAGAAGCTTTAAAGTTGCATGGGGCATCTATTAACCCCTCGTCGGAGTAGCAAATTTAGAAGAATCTTGCGACGACCAAGCAGCAGCCTCAAACTTCTTACGAGACTCTTCGCTAAGAGCAGACTTGAGAGCGTTTTGATAAATTGATTCCCAAGTCACCGCCATTTGAGGGTCGCTGGCGGCAGCTGAAGAAAAATTCCTTTGATAGCCAGAAATATAAATCATAGATGCCGCAATAAACACATCTGGAAGATAAAGGCCAATGAATGTTGATTTGTTTGTAGCTGACATACTTGCAGGTCGAAATGTTCCAATTATCTCAACCTGATATGTATCGTCTGAATATGGACCAACTAAAAATGTATAATCATCAAATGGGCAGAAATATTTAGGCTGACCCAGATTTGCCAATAATGAAGATCCGTAAACAGCATCCAGAAATTCTTTTGTTGTCGGCAATAATGGGACTCTTGACCCAAGATCTGGGTTTGTTGTCCCAGCCGGCGTAATGAGGTTTATTTGCTCTGCCACGACCAAAACACCGCCGCCCCATTCAGCTCCAGCAAAGTTTGAACCAGATGGGACAGAAATTATTCTTGTCCCAATTGGAATGTTATAGCTGGAATTGGCGACTGACGAAAAAAGAAAGTCAACTTCGCGATAAATCCTATTTTCGGCATAAGTTATCATTTGTGGCAAAATAGCCAAAAATGCCGAATCTGTCGGGTCGACAACGGCCAAAGTGGCAATCTGGCCTATGTAGCTTGTTGTCCCAGAAATAGTGCCATCGTAACTAACGCCAGTCGTCATCTTTCGCCCCGCTTGTTAGCGTTAGTTTACCATAAGACGGGCTCAAATGGCTACTTCTTGACCCATCCGCATTTTAGGGCCACCCCTACCGCATTGTGCTCACGGATCTGAGCTCGCGTCGGCGCCGTATCATGTCTTGAATAATATATGGCTCTAGCTGCTTCGCAAAAAGAAACGTGGTTAGTCTCTGATGAAAGGGTCGTCGACTGGCACGCCGTCAGGCTTACCAGCGACATCAGCGCGAACAGCCTCACGAGCAGCGATGGCAATTTGTGCCTCATGAGCTTGGTCTTTCAAACTTTGCAATTGAGCCTGGGCTATGCCCGACTGCACGAGCTGTTGCTCATGCAGCCAGTTAAATAAACTAACAACCGCAGACATGAGCCCGCTAAGGAGGCTTATGACTGTGGATATTAGAGCCGCACTCATTTGCCAGGAACGCCTGCAGTTGATGCGTCCTTAGCAGATACAAGGCCGATAGCCGCAAGGATCATAGCGATCTGCGATCCGGCGTCTGAAGGAATAGCCAAGCCCGGGACGTTGATCCCAAAATAATGCAAGACAACCAGCAGGGCCAATAGAAGGCCAGAAGCTGTCGTTTTCCAGTTCGCCACGAAGTATGTCTGAATAAGATTACCCATTTTTCTCTCCTTTAACCAACATTAGCATATTGAAAATGCATGGAATCAGGCCTGTGAGCCCATGTTCCACCCCAGGTCCAACCCTCTGACTCAAACGCCTTTACTAATGGATTTTGATGAGTAAAGAACCCATGGCTTGACCCAAGAGGGTTGTGAGGAGCATCAAAATCAATAGCCAGACCATAGGCGTGCATAGACGTTGCCCGCAATCCACGCATTTGCCTGATCACCCAATCACCACTGAACTGATCAGCATGTATCTGGTGAATCTTAGCAGGGTCTTGATTACAAGCCGCCCAAGTCTTTTCAATGACATTTCGTAAACTGTCAGCAGCAATCTTATTAATTTTGATATATGGTATGTGAATATCGCCCATTACCAATTGCCATGGCGTCGTGACATGGACAATATTCTTCTCGCCCCATCCTGGAGCAGCAGGGTTGCCAAAAATGGAAGCGCATTGGGATTGTTTTGGGATAGTCATGATATTGTTCCTTATTGTGTTAATTGAGTTATTGGTTGTAATATTAAAGAATGAGGATCAATTGGCTTAGGAGTATCGGCATCAATTTCTTCTTGTGTTTTTGGAACAACAGTCATTGTTGTAATATCTATTTTATGATTTTTGTAATTGATTTGGCTTGGTATTTCTAAAACCAATTCACCATTAGATTTACGTTGTTCAAAGTAAATTTCTTCTTCGCAAACTTGTCCAGTTACCTTGCCATTTTGAAGATACTGTAAAAATACTTTCATTGTCATCTTTGGAGTCCCCATACCAAAATACTTACATCCGATGTAACAGAAGCGACAACTTGCACTGTTGCAGAAGTAATTCCAGCTGGGACTAAATAATTATATTGAATAGTTCTGGGATATAAATTTCTATTTCCCGAAAATCCCCATACTGGAAACCCATAATAAGGAGATCCGCTTGTGTTATTCGCACTCGCATATAATGTAGTAGTATAATAACCATACGGCGTTAAAAAACTAGATAAAACAGGAGATGCGCTTGCATCTGCATAAATAGTTGCACTATCAACATTTGTCCCGTTGACATTAAGATTTAATGCTCCCGAAGAAGATGATGTATTCAAAACACCATTAAATAACCCAAGAATACAAATGGATGTTCCCGGAACAGTTGTAAGATTAACTGAAGCTGTTCCCGTATTTGATGAAGCTGCAGCGACTCTAGAAACGGCATATTGAGCAATGTTGTTAGTCTCAACACCACCAACGGTAATTTTATCAGTCGTAATTGCCTGAGCATTAATTGTTAATGTTGTAATTGCGTTGGCTAATATTTTATCTGTCGATATTGATCCAGCCGCAATTGTATCCGCCGTAACAGAGCCGGCAGCCAGTAGATTTGTTGTAATGGCGTTTGCTTGTATTTTACCCGTGGTTATTGCGCCATCAGATATTTTAGTGGTTGTTATGACGCCATCCGGCATCTTGGGCGCCGTTACAGCGCCATCAGCAAGCTTCGCGGTAATGATGCCTTGGTCAATGAGTTTTGCTGTTGTTATAGCTCCGCTGGGTATTTTTGCAGTCGTCACAGCCCCATCAGCTATTTGGGCTGTATCAACACTATTTGGAGCAAGAGAAGCACCGCTGATTTGGCTTGATAAAGTAAATGTGCCATCAGCATTACCAACAAGAAGGTCGCCTTGAACAGGCGTTGTATCTATTCTGATACTATTCCCCCATGGCAACGACGATATATTTGACATTACTTATCTGCCTTGTTTTCTAATTTATCAAATATCTTTGCAAGCATGTCTTTTATTTCTTTCATATTATCAGAAAATTCATCTCTCCTGATATAAGTCGTTGGTAAGTCTATCTCAATTTTTCTAATATCTGCCTGGAGGGCTTTAACAG